GGCAATTTCACTATAAATGATTTTTGGTCTGCAATAAAAGAAATTGAAAATCAAGCAAATGAGATTTGGAATCGCACTCACGGTTGTGAAGATTGTTATCCAGAGTATAAAAATGATTTTGAAAAAGAGGGAATTAACCCTATTAATCCCGAATGCAAATCATGTGAAGGAGCAGGGATTATTATCTAATCTCTAAATACTATGGGCAGTCAGATAAACTGCTGGCTAATGGATTGTATTTGAAAAACCTCCGTCCATCCTAGTAGGAGACTGCCCCCTATTCCATAAACGCTATATAAATGTCTTACGACACATGGAAACTTGCTAATCCAGAAGAGTTTTACAACTTGCCTGACGGTCCTTTAGATATCGTCAACTGCAAACAATGCAGTGATCCCATTGATATTTGGGATAAAGACGAATTTGACGATTATCAAGCAAGAGGATTTATTATCTGCGACTACTGCCACGAAATTAACGCTGAAGCTGAAAGTTGCTCTTGACATTGTAAACCCTATTGGAAATACTAGGCTTTTTAAGTTACGTTAATTAACTAAACAGCCATGAACCTCAAGCAAGCTTATGAATTTTATCAAGGTGTGCGGCTGAGTGAAGTCGCAAGAGATCTGGATGTATCTGAGGCGTTCGTCAGTCAGGTGCTTTCAGGAAAAAGAAACTCTGCCCAAGTGACCACAGAGTTACGGCAGAGAATTGAGAATCGAATCAGCGAACTCAAATCAAATTTATGCTCGCAATCATGATGAAACGTGCGGAATGGCACGTACAGAAGCTTCTTCGCTTCAGTTTAACCAGAGACATGCTTTGTAGAAACAGAGAAGAAGCCCATGATGGCTTCCGCTTCTGGTTCGATCTTTCTCATGGCTCAAGCATCATCGTTCATATTAAACCCAAGAATGAGATTCATTTTTGGTTCAACGGAAGATTCCTGGCAATCCTGCCAATCAAAGACATCTCAGGTGTTGATTATTATGACCAGCAAAAACTCAAAGCCCTCTTCTGCTGAACCCATGTCCGAAGCAACGGGAAAGCGTTTGGCAAAAGCCTTTGAAGAACTACAGAAACTATGGTTAGGCGGCCCTCTCCCCCCCTCTCAGGTGAGGGAGGATCGGGCCAAACAATTTATAGATGAGATAAATGACAAATAATTTTGCAGTAGACGATCAGCAGGCACGTCTTCAGGGCATAGGTGGCTCTGAAGCGAGTGCAGTAATGGGAGATAATCCCTATCTGAGTGCTTATGAACTAGCCCGAATTAAGATGGGTTTGGATGAACCAGAGGTGGTTGATAATGATTTTGTGCGCTGGGGCAATGATATGGAGTTGTTCTATCGCAGAAAACACCGAATCAGGAAACCAGGAAGGACCTACTTTTACAAAGATGCCAACTATCTTTTCTGCCATTTAGACGGACTGAATGCACGGAAAGGGATCATTTATGAGATCAAAGCACCTACGTTTCAGAGTGCGAAGTACATCGTTGATGATTGGAGGGATCTTCCAAAGCACTACCTATGGCAATGCGTTCACAACGGATTAGTTTGGAACAATGCAACAAATAAAATCGATCCTCTGAAAACAGTTGAACTGATCATTGTTATTGCTCCAAAGCCGTTGGTTTATGAAATCCCATTTTATGATTTAGTTCAGGAAATGGGAGTCCAGTATTTTGATCGTGTCAACGCATTCTGGATGGATTGTGTTTACAACAAATTACCTCCTCCTGAGACAAAACGGGATATGAAGCTGGCATATCCTAGTGTCAATCAAGCCGAGTACCCAGAAGCCAGTTTTGAAGACGTTACCAACGTCAAAATCCTCCATGATCTGAAAGGGAAGAAGAAGACTTTGGAAGGCTCGATTGAGCTTTACTCGAATCTTGTCCGAGGGTCGATCAAGAACTTCAATGGTCTTAGTTTAGATGGAGACATTATTGCCTCAAACAAAGACACAAAGAGTGGGAATCGCCTACTCAAAACCTACGAAATTAAGGAAACCGCTGATGAGTTCTGAACGTGCAATTACCGAAAGTAATGTTGTTGCTCTTCACTCTCCGATGGATCTGCCCAATGAGGCGTTTAAATCGGGTTTACAGCAACGAGAAACCAACCGCCAATCCCTTCTACTCTGGGTTAAAGATAACTTAGTGGAGGATGTTGATTACGGCATTATCCGAAATAAGAAATCACTCTGGAAACCAGGTGCAGAGAAAATCTGCGGAATGCTTGGAATTCAGCGTGAGTATCCCAACATGGAACGATACCAGGATGCCGCTTCCGAAGGTAAGGATTTGGAAAACATTATCATCAAGTGCGTTTTAATGAACGCACAAGGCATTCATGTATCCGAAGGACTTGGGGGTCGCACCATACGGCAGGATGCTGGAGATCTCAACAAAGCACTCAAGATGGCCGCCAAGTCGAGTTTCATCGATGCCACTCTGAATCTTGTGGGCTTAAGTGAGATTTTTACTTTGGATTTGGAGGATATGTTTCCAGATGAAATCCAAAAGAATGGAGATGACAAAGCTGAGGCCCCCTCGGATCCCCCTGAAACAAAAGCAGAGAAGAAGTCTGCTCCAAAGAAAGTTCCAATGGAGTTCGATCCGACTCCAGAGGAGAGGCTGAAAGCCTATATTGGAAGCATCAATGATGAGGAGTTTGCGAATCAGGCTCGCAGGATGACCCAGGAGATCAGTGATCTCAAGGCACTGAAGAAGCTATGGATGGAATTCCGTGATGCCCGTGACAAAGGGGATATCACCGAATCTGAATTTAAGCAGATCGATACGATTAAGGATCTGATGAAAGAAATCCTGAAATGATTAACAAAACAGATCTTTTAGAATTAACCGAAAGTCTGCTTACCCAAACCTGTTTCAATAATTGGGAGATAACAGACATTAAATACGAAGAAATTGAAAACCCTGTTGGCAAAGATATCCGCACAATGGAATTCAAAGTCCAAGTTTGGCGATTAGCTGAAGAAAAAACAGAATAACATCCACATGCAGAAGTCCAAATCTGGGGTCTCTTTTGTTTCCTCATTCCCATACCTGGATAACGGTTCAGTGATGTTTTTGTACGTTTTCCATCACACAGGTTTGCTTATCGCCTGAAGAACTGTGGCTTCTGCATTTCCTCACCGATACCGATTAACTTTAACCGAGGAACAGGTGTTTGCACTGGATGATTTGTTAGACAAATACTTGAACGAAAAAGCCGATGAAGACCCGAAGTGGTTTCATGGGATGGACATGCAAAGCCTTAGTGTTTCCCATGACAAATTGATGGCACTGATTCAACGGAGAATTGACCGAGGTGAAATCTAAACTTAAAGCGATTTTGAAGATGGAATTGAGCGATAGACAACGCCGAATTCTGATTGCTGAAGACGTTCTAGGAATCTACGGAGTTGAGCGTATATCTGCGGTTACGGGGATTTCGATGAACCATGTTTATGCTGAATTGAAGGTCATGAAAGAGTCCCAGGTACGTAGTACGTACTTGGTACTAACTGAGCATGATATATTAACCAAAGATCTTGATGTTGATAGTAATGAAACAATAACCAACATGAATGCCGATGGAGATAGAATACCTCCATCTAGTGTTAATACCAATGTAGATGTATATAGTAATGATTATATAGATATATATACCCAGTATCCGAAGAAGACCGATAAGAGACGAGGAGAGAAAGTCTTCAAGAGTCTGATCAAGAACGGATACTCAAAATCATTCCTCCTTCAGTGTGTTCAGAACTATCTCGACAGCGGTGGGAACAACCGAGTCCGAGATAGAGATCCGAATTACATCAAATCACTAGCAGTCTTTCTGGGTCCAGATCGGCACTTTCTGGAATATTCAGAATCCTCAGAGCCCTCACAGCCTCCTCCAGAGCCTTACATCGATGAGGACAACTCCATTTCCAATCTCCTGGTATGACCGAGCAGAAGTACATGAATCCCAAAACGGGTTCTGTGGATTCTTTTGAAGGCTGGTACTACCGAAACGACAAGGACGAACTCGTCAATGCGGTTCTTCTGGAAGAAGTGATTCCCGTTTACTGGAATCCTCATACCAACTGTTGGGTGGAAGAGGAAACCCATTTCCGCACTGAAGAAGCATGACCATGATAAAGCCACAAGAATTTAGAACTAGAAGAAAAAAATTAGGACTATCAATGAAAGCTTTTAGCCAATTGATTGGGAAAAATTCTACGCAAATTCATCGATGGGAGACAGGTAAATCACCGGTTCCAAGATATGCAGTGATTTGTTTAGAAAGATATGAAATAGACGGTATCTGCCCAACTTGTTTTCAACCAATGCCAAAAGAAACAAGAATTTCTGTGATTGAAAATCAGAAAGGATATCACCCAGACGATTACGATAGGGCCGATGGGATATAGCAAACTCAAAGATGCGATTGGATCTTCGAAAACAGATAATGGAGAGCAGTTTCTCGAATTAGTTAGGAAAAAGGCCTCACCTGAAGCACAGGAACGTATCATAAACGGCATTAGAATGGACCAGGAGCCATCTTTTTTCGAAACGAGTGAAGGACACAAGGTTGCCGTTTATACAGACCGTGACGGCCATTCTACGGTTTTTGAACAAGACCTCAAAACTTTGAGTGAAGATGTCAATTTAGCCAAGTTCGATTCCCAGCTTCGGGAATGCGGATTGGAGAAGTATTCAAGAGCATCATTTGAGTCGATCAACACCTATAAATTCCTGAATAAGAAATTCCCAAGAGATCTTGTTCCCATGTTTGAGGAACGCCCGATTGCCTATTTCTATGGAGGAGCAGGAACGGGTAAAACGACCCTTGCGTGTGCCATAGGAAGGGACTTCGCTCGCAGGGGTCATGCTGTAATCATCAAACGATGGACCAATTGGCTTACCGAATTCCGTGAAGTCTATACAGCCAAAGATAACAACGATGATGCAGATCTGATCATCACCGATCACATGGAAAAGGCCCAGAACGCTTATGTTCTCATCATCGATGAGATTGGTACGGACAAGAAAAACACGGCCACCGAGTTTGAAATAGAACAGTTCAGCAGGATTCTTTCTGATCGTCATGGAAACGGAAAGCAAATGATACTCACATCAAACATTACACCTGAAAAACTAGAAAGGATCTATGGCGAACAAATCACCAGCAGGATCACGGACCAGGAAAAAAGTATCGTCCAACGGTTTGACGGAGAAACTAACTATAGAAAAGTCCGAAGAGCCGCCCTCGTCCAGCCAGCATTGGAAACTTTTTAAGGAGGATTATGGAATCGTCCCAGATGCATGTGTCCGAGTCTACAGACTCAACGTTGAAAACGGGCATTTATATCTTTCAGGGATCTTT